GTTCCGCCTTCTAGGTAAATTTCACCATTGGAAAATTCCGACATCAAATCAACAGCATTGCGGAAAATCGGCACATTAGCATAAGCTTTCTGGCAAAGCTCAATCGCTTCGCGAATATAGACTCCATCATTGGAGAAACTATATGGCAGCATACCAGCACGAATGCTGCTATATCTATCGAAAACAGGAGCAACTGCTGCTCGATTCAATCTTCCACTAGTAGCATCTGTTCTGCCTAGTGGTTCGCGTGAAGCTCTAGAAACTTTAAATTCTACAGAAGCGTCTGATGTGTAAAACGGCTCACCTGCTAACACGGGATCAATACTTGCTTGAATTTGTTCTGTAAAGTCGAGATTTGACTTTTGATCAAACTTTTTCCAATATTCTGATTTTTTTGTGTAAGAGCGAGCCATCGCTTATATTACACTTAAAAAGTCAAAAATCTAACTTTAAAGTCACTTAAATCAAGAATGGCGTAAATGTGGTTTCAACTTCTTCTGCTTTAAAATCCATCATGTCAAAATATGTTTGAATCATCCAATTACCAAGAACCAGCGCTGAATAAGAATCTCGCCTAGCTTTGTCTGGCCCAGATTGACGCCTGAGATTAGATGGTAAATCAAAAGACTGAGTGCCTTGAGCAGTGGTGCTAATTTGAATCAATGCACACTGAGCTTTTGTAAGATCAATCATATCTTTCTGATGTTCAATAAAGTCAATCATTTTTGCAGAATCGCCTTTTTCTTCTGAATCAGCAAAGCGCAAGAATTTAATCTTGTCAATAGGTATTCTTTTAGACCTTTGACTCTGATAATCGTCATCAATAGCTGATGCAGCAAACCAAATGCGTTTGTGGTCAAATGCTGATTGCAAAAGTTCATTCGCACTACGAATCCAGTGAGAAGTTGGCCTGCGTAGTAAACATATTCTCTTAGACTCGATATTGTATTGATTTCGAGCATCTCTCAAGGCATTATGGTATTCTTGCGGATTGTCAAAGTCAGCATCAAAGCATTCGATTTTAATGCCAGCCTCCTTAAACATTTCGCTCTCATTACAAGCATTAAGAAACTGAACGCCGCCGTTATAGTCACCAACGATTGAAACAATATTAAAGTTTTGAAGCAAATATAAAAAGTAAAAAATATGACTTTTTAAGCTAGTGCCTGGCATAGCGTAACTATGCACCAAGATTCCTTGTTTATTATCTTTATTTAATTTAAAGACTTGCATGGCAAAGTCGTCAGAGCTTTCGCTCTCAGACCAAGAAGGGTCAAAAGAAAGCAAGTATTCTGCTTGTGAGTCGCCAGCAATTTCAACGCATTGGCCCCTGCCATCTTCAATGGTGCAAGCTGCCATTTTACTCACTTTAAAGTAACCGCTAGAGTCATCAGTAAATATTGAGCCAAACTCTCGATCAAACTGAGACTGACTCATTGTTGATTTAGCTTGCTGAATTAAGGATTGGTCATACAACTGTGTTGGCGCACAGTCATAACTAAGATGCATAATAACACGATGCGCAATGTCGCTTTTCTCAGGATTGAGAATAAGGTTTTCGTATTGCTGGTATAATTTATATAAGTATTCGAATTTATAAGAGGCAGAAGAAAGACCAATAATTTTATTGTTTGGCCATTGAGTTCTTTCTTCCTCAAGCATTGTTCCCTTCTCAATCAACTGATTCTCTAGGTTATGGATTTCTTGCCTTTCTGTGGGGTTTTCTACAACAGACAGGAAAGGAACAATAACTTCATTATAGATTCGCTCTGGCATGAGTAGAAACTCGTCAATAATCATTCGCTGGAAACGAAAGCCTCGAAGCTTTTCGCCATCGCCCAAAGGAAGAGCAGTAATTTTGCTGCGACCAATCTCCATTACCCACTGGTCATTGTTTTTAGAGACGCGAGTAACAGCCTCAGAAAACATTGAGGCTTTTGGGGTTTTCATAATGTCCTCAATCTTATTGAAGATCATTCGGCTCTGTCGAAAAGACTTGGAAATAATGCCAATATGAACGCCCTGATTAAGTGTAGCATCTAATGCTGCAAATAAACCCGTGGTAAAGCTCTTGCTCTGACCACGACTCCAGATGCCCAAGAAATAATCAGTAAGCATCATGGATTTAATTGCCATGTGCTGAAACGGGAACAAACGAATGCCAGTTAAGAGTTCGCAGGTAAATGAGGGATTTTCCTTTAGGAATTTATAAAGTAAAATCTTAGCTTCCTTTTCTTCAAGGTAGCCTTCTTTGGCTAGAATTTCTTCATTAATTTTATCGAAGTGTTTCCGACGTTTTTGATTTCCTTCAATCCAAGCCATATAAAAGTCCCTCGTTAATATAATATTGTAAATCAACATTCCATAGCTTTCTACCATGCCTCAATAAACGTGGTATAAGTTTGATGCTGTTGTCTCGATTAGAAGTCATGATAAATTGACAGCAATCTTTAAATTCTAGTTGCAAAGCTCGCATATTATGATAGATGTAAGCAAGGTTAGCTTGATGCTTTGATTTGATGTTATTTTTTTCAATCTGCCCCATGTCGCTCTCTACAACCACAAAGATAAAACAATCCTGATCTCTAGCTCTTTGCAACTCCCTGCGAAAACGCTCGTAGTTGTCTTGGCTCAAAGTAGATTTAAAATCTCCCTCTGATTTTCTGTCAACAAAAGTATAATCAAAAAATTTATTTTCAATGCCATAGTCTCCCAAATCCAACTTAAGAGCTTCGCTTTGCGGAAATGAAAGAGGTTGCTGCTCTCGCGTATCAATGAAAATTTTAGCATTCACTTTTTGACGGAAATCTTGGGGTATTTTTCCGTTGTAAAGAGGTTCTCCTCCCGCGCCCGCGCAGGCGTGCGTGAAGGTTCCAAAAAACTTTTTATATACAGAAATGCTTGGCAAGCCATAACTATTTAAAATAATTTCAGATGGGCAAACTAAGTCTTTAGTTTTGGAAGAAAGCATTTCCAAAAGAATCATTTGAACATCCAAATCTTTTGGGCATTGTTTATCGAAATAAATCTTTTGATTCTCTTGGTTAAGAAAATAACAAGAAAAATACTGCTCTTTATTTTTAAAAGGCAGCAAGTCGCCAGTTAATAAATCTTTACGACGAAAATGCTTCACATAATAATCATGAAGAAACATATCATGCTTTTTAATATGAGCATGAAGACTACGTTCACTATCGAACGATTGTTGACATTCTAAACATTTAAATAACATCATCTTTAGATAAACCAAGAATACGAGCTTTCCATTCGCCCATGCTTTCTAAGCGGTTTGCTTCTTCTGATACGATTTGTTTTTGCATTTCTGCAATTTTAACCATATTTTTTCTTTCTTCCTCGTCTTGAAACATTTGAACAAGAGAAACAATTGAAGCGTTATCTTTGTATCTACTCTTCATTCTTTCAGCGCGATCACCCTGCAACTTCTTGGTAAGGTTTTCAATTCGCCCTTCGCACTGGTGATATTCGCTAGACTTTGCCTTGATGATTTCAGCCAAGCGAACACTCATGTCTTGCTGGTCTTCGATTTCATCGAATTGCTCATTTAATTTGTTTAAATGTTTACCAACAACTTCAAGGTTAATAATTTCCTTGCAAACGTTCATGTAAAGATTTAGTTCGTCAGCAGATAAGTCTGGCTTGTCCCAAGTTAAACGAATAAACTCTTCCTCAAAAAGCATTCTATCTTTCACGGACAAATAATTGTTCATGATTGCTACAAAACGCGAGTTGTTTAAATTTATTCCAAGCCTATCCACGCAAATCTTGTATTGACGAGATAGCTTAGTTTCATCAAGAGTTAAACCTGTAGCATCATTCACTTTTTTCAGAACACGGCTAAAAGCTTTGGGTGGAGCATAGTCTGTTAAAGCAGCATTTTCACTACCAATAACAAAATCAGGATTAATGGATCGAATATAATCTAAAACAGTGCGCTGCTCCATTCCTAGTTTTTTTACTTCTCGATCAGAGAAAATAAGTTCAGCAATTCTTAAGGAAGAGAGTCCAGCTTGAGTTTGCAGGATAATAAATTCTTTTTGAGCGTTTGTTAATTCAATCTCATCGCTCTTGACTTTTTTAGTAGTAGAGTATTGTAAATTATTTTCAGTTAAAAATTTACTTACTAATCGGCCTTCTTTTTTACGCCCATCTAAACTTGGGTCATTAAAGCAGGCTCTTGTGAGTTCATTTAAATCTGGAGTCTTGGCGAAGTTTTCGCGCAAGAATTGTTTTTGTTCTTCTGTTAGCTCCTTCATAAAATATCAGAATTTTTAAGAATCTCAATTGCCTTGTCTCGAAATAGCTTTTTAAGATTTTTGATTTGTTTGTATCCAATTTTTCTGTTCTTTTCGCTGGATCGGTAGCCTAAAAATAAAGCAACTTCCTCGTCTGTTTTCTTTTCAAAATACAACATGCAATAAGCTTTATAGTAATTATCGGATAATACTTTTTTCATTTGCTCATTAAGCAAAACAATAGCTTCTTCAAAATCAATATTATTGCAAGACATGTTCTCGACTTCGCGAGAATGGTTTTCCATTTCTAATGGAATTTTAATATTGTATCCATGCTTCTTGCTTTTTTCCCAAACGGAATAGAGATCACAAAAAGAATCCTGAACTCCTCTGGGAGAGAGTGCGCAAAGATCATCTCCCAAATTATGAGGACAATTCATACATGGCTTAACATAATTGGTGTAATTATTCCTAATTAAGTTTCTCATTTGGTTGGAAACAATGCGAGAAACCCAAGGCTCTAAAGGCTTGGATTGATCCCACATATCCCACTTCTTGTAAATGTGGATTTTAATGATTTGTTCCACATCTTCAAACGAAAGCCACTTTAAAACATTAAGCTGCCATTTGTTTCGGCGCTTCCTGATTTCGTTTTCAATGATGGATAATTTTTCCTCGAAAGGTATTTTAATTTTTTTTGCCATGCCGTTCTTTAAAGTCATCTACAGAGACGGCACGATTTCTGCGATTAATAATTCTAGCTTGACCAAAAAGTTCACCCAATTGGTATTGGCGATTTGTTGAATCGTTTTCTAATTCATAAGCAAGAGAAGAAATAGATGGAAGGTCTTCTGAGTTTGAATACTCTTCGTTACCGTCATCATCAATCCACTCATCTTCTTCAGCATTATTCATTTTTTTAGTGACAGCTTTAGGCGCAACTGAAGCGTTTGCCGCAGATGCGTTTAATTTTGTACCACATTTCCCGCAAAAATTTGGAGGTGAAAAGCTATAGGTCATTTTGTGACCACAATTTGTACAAAAGGAAGCTGCCATATATTATTTTTGTTCTAGTTTTTTCTTAATCTCGTCCGTGTCCCGCTTTATATATTCAAGTTTAGTATTGATTAATTCAACAATAGATTGCATTCTTTGATCAAGAATTTGTGTTTTTGCTTCAATACTATCAACTTCTTTTTGCAAATTCTGCAAATCGACAACGGACGCATAATTACTATTCAACCATAAAACAGCAATACCCGCAATCACAAGAGCAGCACTTTTAAAAGTACTGAACCAGTCGAAAGAATTCTTAGAGAATAGGGATTTTTCGGGCATAATAAATATTACACCTTTTTACCCAATTTTTCTAATTTTCCAACGATAAATTTCAAGATTTCGCTGCGATAAATATCGTCTTTATCAAATTTGAAAACATGAATGCCTTGGGCTGCGCTCTCTTCATCATTGAAGAGTTCAACAAACTGGTCAAAGCCGCTGGAGCGAATGTCGCTTTGCATTAAATCGCCGCAAAGAAACAGTTTAGCATTCTCACCAATTCTAGTGATTATAGTAACTAATTCTTTTTTAGAAAAATTCTGAGACTCGTCGCAAACAACAATCTTGTTTGTCCAGCTAGAGCCGCGAATAAAGTTCACTGGCAATGCATTAATAACGCCATCTTTTTTAAGATTAATAACGGATGGTGTAGAAATGATTTCCTCCATTTTGTCCTCCAAGGGAATTAAGAAGGGTGCAAATTTCTCATCCACAGTTCCTGGCAAGCTGCCAATGCCTCTATCGCCGCTTTCTGCTAAACTGCGAATATAAGTCATATCCCAGTCTTTATTAATTGTTAAAAGATTCAAGGCAGCATAAACCGCCATAAAGGTTTTGGAGCTTCCCGCTGGGCCAGTAATAAATACTGCTTTTGTTTCGGGATTTAAGCAAATTTCTAAAAGTTTTTTCTGCTTTTCAGAGAATTTAAATTTGCGCTGCTTGAAGTCAATTTTTCTTTCTGCTGAACCAATCTCAACAGAACCGTCTAATGATTTTTTAGATTTTGCCATCCAAG